GGTTGAGGAATATTAATTGGCAGGGTAATGGTCGTATTCTCATCCAACTGCAAGAGCTTCTTGGCTTCCTCTACCTGCTTATCAGTCAAGTAGCCAGCAGTCTTGAGTTCTTTGACGGTTACCTCGCTATCATTTTCTGCCAATTTATAGGTATTGACTTGGGTTTCGATGATTTGCGCCATATTCTGACGCGCTTGCTTTTCAATTCTTTCCTTCTGACCGGCCACGTTTGGAATAATAATGGCCATGAGAAGGGCTACGATAATAAGGACGATCAACATTTCAATGCGCGTAACTAAAAACGATAAAAGCCACCCTTCTTTGGGTGGCTCTTTATTATAGGTAGCTTATTAAGCCTTTTGTTCGCTCTTTTTGTTCCATAGCTTCCGTTACCTGCTCTTGGGTAAGTTCCTCAACCTCGCCATTTACTAGGCGGATATAGTAGCTAGTGCCGTCTGCTTTGAAGTTGTAAATCACGCCGTTTTCTAATAGCCAATTTTTAACTTGGCCTTTAGTGCTGTCTTGGTCTATGAATTGCCGGCGCAATTTATAACCTCTTTCGGTGCCTGTTATGATAGCGCACCATGCCGGCCGGCTGACTGTGGAAGTCAACCGTAACCAGCTATTAGATACGAATTTTTTAGCACCCATTTTAACCACCTCTTAAACTAGTCCGATTAAGTCAACGTCAGTATAGAAGCCTGTTGGCTCGTTGTTGCCGTCTACTACCGGCACGTTTACTGTATATCTATGTTCCTTGGCGTCTGTCGATACTACCTTGGCCCCGCGGAAGTCTACGCGTTTGCTGTTTCCGTATGAGTCTGTCACGAACGATACGCCCTCTAAATCATAATCGTATTGGCGCGCCAGCAACACCAACTTAATGAAGTTGCCTAAGCGGATATTTTCAAATCGCGCACCGCCGTTTTTGATTTTCGTAACCGCTTGGGTTGATAAGCCGGTCATTTTTGCCACCTCGTATGCTGACTTAAACTTAAGCATATCGAACACCATAATTCTTTCATCTTGAAACATTTTTATTCCCTCCTTAGCTTTCGCTGTTTTAATTCACCTTACACTTAAATTATATAACTTAAGTTACATGATGTCAACACCTTTGATAAACTTTTTTTGCATTTACTTGGAAAATAGCCAAAACGTTGATACTAAGCGGTTCGCAAGGTGTGGAAAGGTGAATTGGAATTTACTTGGAAAATAAAAAAAGCCCTAGGCGATTGCCTAGGGTAGTGGTTAGTCCGTTATATTGGACTTATTCAATTTGGTCTAGTATACAGGACTTAATTATCCGCTAGACCGTCATCATAGATAAAGGAGCCGTCAATAGGCTTGCCGTTAATACATAGTTCGCCGGACTTATTAAACTCTGCCGTGCAATTAGCAAGCATGCGCCCTTCCTTGTCCAAGAAGTACACTTGCCCACCACGTCCAATAAGAAGGCTGTTCTTAACCATGTGGCCGTCATCATGATAGAAGTAATACCAGTGGCCGTCAATCTCTTGCCAGCGATACTTACAATCGCCGTCTTTGCCAAAGTAGTACCGTTGGCCGTCAATATCATGGAAGCCACCTTCTAACATGAAGCCGTCTTTAATATAGTAGAGTTTGTCTTTGTACTCTACCCAGCCTTGCATGATGCGGATCTGCTTATCCCAAGCTACCCAGCTACCACCTTGTTTAGTCCAACTTGTCACTGTAACTGTCATCGTTAACTTCCTTCCTATAAAGCGCCAATTAGCTTGCCTGTTGAAACCTCGACTAAAGAACCGTCATCGGATACCTTAATGTCAGTTGCTTCTAACATAGAACCGTCTGCTGTAAGGTAATAGAAACGGTCGTCTTGACCGCGGACAACTTCCCGGCTTTGCATGTGGCCGTCAACACGGCTGAGGTGGTACCATTTATTTTTGTACTGTACCCAGCCCATGCGCATAGAACAGTCGTCATTGAAGTAGTACCATTGGCCGTTGTACTCAAGCCAGCGCTCTTGATATGCCCAGCCCTCGGCATCAAAGTAATACCACTTGCCGTCAAGTTCTAACCAATCGTCTTTGTGCCATGACCCGTCAGAATGACGATAGCCCCAGCCTTCATCATACTTGACCCAACCGCTTTGAATTTCCGGTGCCTTTGTAGCCCCGCCATTCTCTGCGTCAATCATTTCACGAACCGTCTTCCCTAACGATTGGTAATACTTGATTTTCTCAATGAAGTAGTCCTTAACTGCGTTCACGCTTTCGCCGTGCAAGTCCCATGACCGGTGCGGGCAAGAAGTACTGCTAAACTCTTGGTGTAAGCGCACGGTTGACCGGTTAACCGGCAATTCATAATACAACATGTCCTCTGCCACTTGGCGCAAAGTCATATCCTCATTAAGTAGAAACTCCGGCGTGCTTAAGCCATTATCCCAACGGCTACCGCATACCTCATACCCGATATAACCGCCAGTGTTGGCACCCCAGTTGCCAGCGTGGTAAGCAATGTTGTTGGTGTCTACCACGCGCGCAATCGTGTTCTTGTCAATGTAATAGTGCGCGATACCTAAAGCCTTGTCGCGTGTTCTAAGCCAGTTAACATACCATTCAGGCGTCCCTAAAGCTGAACCATAGTCATTATGAACAATGACCCCTAGGATAGTACCCATAGGCCCCACGTTCATAAGTGTTTCGTTGATAATTTTAGGATAAGCGATATTAGCCACTGTATCCCCTCCTTCTTCCTCGTCATACTGTTTCAAGTTATGCTCGTTGATTAGTCTGATTAGACTTGTGCCGTACTCGCTATCCGTTGCATATACTCCAGTAAGCGCGTTAGCTTGTTCTTCCGGCGTATTGGCATTTAACGCCTTGGCATATAGTTCAATCCGCGTTGGCGTGCTCTCAAAGAATGTAGCGTGGTCTGCAATAGATGCTTCATACGTTTCATATAAACGAAAGTCTGAATTTTCATACTGCTTTTTCCCGTCTCGCTCCTCTAGGCTGTTTTTGTTAAAAGCCCGGCCCGTCCAAGGCGCGCTAGCTTTGATGCCAAATAGGTTGCGCGCACCTCGCGCCAAGTCTGATTGCCCGTAATGAGATTCTAAGCACGCCTGCGCAATGGTTACGCTGTTGAAAATCTTTGAAGGATACTTGCGCACCAGCGGTGCGATAGTATCAATGAAGCTGTTCCCCATGGTCTAGCCCTCTTTAGGCTCGGTATAGTTCAATGCTTGATTGCTGTCAGTTAACCCTGCGGTTGTTGGGTCATTGATAATACCCACTAATACACCGATAGCTAAGATAGTGTTGGTGATGTCAGCCACATTGTCCGGGAAGACCTTAACGCCTAATTGTTGGCTTAAGATAACCAGCAAGCCAATTAAAGCCACCCAAAATGATTTTCGTTGTAAGCGCACTGCCCAGTTGATTTTGTTCATAGTTTATACGTCCTTTCTTGGTAAACGTTTATATTCTTCGTATAGCGCATCAATAGCGCCATTGCCACCTGTTGCGTGATAGCCGTCAATTAGATTGACGACTTCTTGAAAATTGTCATACGTTTCGTATCCTTGCTTAATTGCCTTTAGCATTTCCTGCCGGATACGGTAGCGCGTTAGATTGCGGTTAGATAAGCTATTAGCCTTCCCTACCGCTTGTAGGTCTTTCTGATTAACTTCCAACTTATCCATGCGGTTAAGCACCTCGGATATTTGTTTAGCAATATTCCGGTTGCTTTGTACCATGTCCCAAATAATCTTAACAACCGCCCCAAACGCGCCAATCATAGCGGTTAGTTCTGTCATACTCATTCGTGTTCCCCTAAATCAAAAGGGCCAGCACTAGGCTAGCCCTTTATGTATACTATTGTTGCAGTTCTCCTTCGGTTTCAGAGCCACGCGCTTTTAGTTGTTCCAAAGTTAAAAATTCCAACTCTGATACACCTAAAATTTTAAGTTGCTTGCGTACTTCCTTGCGGAACATTTTTGGAACCTCACTGAAAGGCATTTCAGCCATCACGATGTTTAATGCCAATAATTGTGCCATACCTTTTTCACCTCCTTTCCTCAACAAGTGAATTACCGTCAGAAACTCTCTAGCCCGTTCTTTTATCCATTTGAACATGCTAAGCGCCCCCTTCGTGTTTCTCCTTGTCGTTAGTTTCCTTGCCTTCGGACTCTCCGCCGTCTTCTTCGTCCGGCACTTCCTCCGGCAAGGTGTATTGACTATGTTTTGCAAATTTTTCAAGTTGGTACTCCGCCAACTCCACACGGCCCATTACCTCGGCCAATCGCTTAATGATTTCTACCGTGCCAGCATTGACGCTTTTCAAAAGGCTGTCGCTAGCTTCAAGTTGCTTTTCGTACCGCGCGAAAGTGTTGTTAACTCTCTCGCGTTCTTCTTCTTGCGCCCGGTTGCCATAAGTCAGCCGGTAGTCTTGTTCCAGTACTTCCTTGATAATTTCATCATCAGTCCGGTTAGTCCAGTCGCCGTCAAGGTTCCAACTTAGATACTTAAGCGGGTTTTCTCGTTCAATCATGACAAGCGTTTGAGACTTACCTGGCTCTACGCCAACAAGCGTCTTACTTCTTAGTTTGAACATCATCTTTCACCTCTTGCTGACTTAACGCCTTTCGCAATTCTTCGTTTTCTTTGCTAATTGCGTCATGACTTTCTACCAGTTCAGCCACCAACATATTGAGTCTTGTAATTTCCTGCGCCAAATAATCTTCTTTCTTCATATAGCACCTTCCTATGTAATGTCGTCTATGTCTATCCACATCCATGTATTGCCGTTATAGAAACCGATTTGTGAACCTTGCCCACCTCGATTTCTATATACGATTTTTTCGATTGTAAAGTATCCATCATCACGGTTAGATATGACCGCTTGGTTCGCCTTTCTAACTCCGCTAGCGTCAAACCTTTCACCGCGTATTAGTATTTCTCGATAGAACCTAGGTATTTCCTTAACGTGCATAACTCCGTCATGAGTCACCCACCATGCTCCCCAACTTGGTTCACTCCAATTATCACCCCAGTTTACCCAAAGTGCGGTACGCTTAAGGCCACCTCTCCCGTCACTCATACCAACCGAAAAACGATTCTCTCCAGTAAGCCAGTTCCCGCCACCTTCGGGGTGGTCACCAAGCCGGAACCCGCCTATAAACCCGCGGTATGCTCTCAATGAGTTAGCTTCCAGCACGCTTGCGCGGATAATGCCGGCATTGATGCTATCGGATATAATTTCATTGGCAATGACGCGGTTAAACTTACCCACAAACGATTTAACTGTTTGCGCTTCTAGGCTCTCGGTCATCAACTTGTTGGCAAAGGCAGTTGTTAAATGAGTTTCCCCATCTAGCATTATCCGCTTACCTTTGATATAGGCGCCTTCCGGCGCCAAATTGAGTTGTGTTATCAACTCGCCTGTTTTGCTTGATAAAGCATTTAAGATGTGGTTCCCGCTCTGTTGAATGATTGATTTTACACTTCCGCTTACAACCTCACTACTTATCAGCCCAGGCAACTGTTGGCGTATACTTTCTTCCGTGTCACTCTTGACCCGCTCCATAATCTTGCCGGCAATCGTTGCGCGGTCAGTAAGTAAGTTGCCCTTAGAGTCAATAAACTTTTCAAGAATACCACTTGCGGTTTCTCGGATAAGGACTTGCAAGCCCCTTTCCCTGTCTTCCATGCTCCGTTGCAATTCTTGAAAGTTTTGCCACACTTGCTGTACTCGGCTAGCTTCCGATTCGTTCGGTACATACTCGCCCGGTTCCGCCCCGTGTTTAAGCATCAGATGCGTTAGGATATTATCCAGCTTGATTTGCCCTTGGCTGGTGTTTAATAGCGTCAATGTATCGCTTGGACTAGTTGGCCGGAAGCGGTAAATGTAGCGCCCATTCTCCGGTAGTAAATCAAACGGCGTGCCGTTATTAACCTGCAATTTAATTGCTTCTGCCATTTACTCACCCCTTACGGTATCAAGGCCCATTCTGTAAATGCGCTTGGCTTCACGCCGTCAACAATCGCATAGGCCACTTGATAAGTCTTGTCTTGTTTTCGCATAGCGCCACTAAAGAAAACGTTGTTGTTATCTACTTTAGTCACTTGCCCAAAAGCGCCTGTTCTGCTGTCCTTTTGCGCAGATATTCCGATAGGTACCGCACTGCTCCGCAAGTAGTCGCCAAAGTCCTGATTAGGGCTTACTTGTACCGTCAGGCCTTGGCCTAAGTCTCGCCATTCTCCAAAGCGCCCGTTCTGCAATGAGTTAACTAAGAAACCGCCGTTGTGACGTGGCGAAAAGCAATAAGCGTATGTATTAGAAGACTTCCACACAAACACTTCCTTCATTGGCGCATTATTGTCCTTGACGATACTAAAGCCAATAGGTACAGTGTTTGTCGCTAGGAAGGTGCCAAAGTTGGTGCCACTAGGACAAGTAGCGATATTAAAGCCTTGGCCCCATTCATCTTGTCCAAATCTTCTAAGTAGTCCAGTTAAAACATTGCCGTTAGCAACGTCCGTCACGTTCCATGCTTCAGTGTTAATGCGTTTCCGCACCCATATACGACCATTTGTGCCGTAGAATATCTGCCAAGTAAAATGCCCGTTTTGTCCAGGTGAACCTATCCCATTTGAGAAGACCAGGATAAAACCATAAGAGCTAGATATACCTTTAGATGCCATATTTGTTGTGTATTGATAAATACCAGGCGTGGATAGGTTATCAACATCATTATTGGTCTTAGCAACCTTACCTAGTAAAGCGCCTAAGTTGTCAACGTTAATTATTCCGTTTAATTCAACAGCGCTCCCCGTCTTAAACTTATCGACCTTATTAGCCACGGTATTAACCGCGTCTGCCGTTGCCATGCCCTGCAGGTCGTTGTTGACCTCTACCGTGATATTATCCCGGCCTGATAAAGCAACCTTGAATTTAAGGCGTAAGGTGTATAAACTTTCTCTCCGGGAAGGCATTTTGATACCTTCCGCATCAATGCCGTAATACCATAAAAATTCATTGCCGTTCCCAACCCTCGCATATATACCAATCTTCCTTACAGTTCTTTTTATGTCATCTGATTTATTGTCTATAACTACGTCTATTACTTTATGTCCGTTATCTTCAATTACAGTTGGCGAAACCCCGAACCTTATCCCAGTCACATCTGTAGCTTTTTTTATTTGTTGAATATCTGCCTCACTGCCATAGATAACGTCATAACCAAAATCAACGCGCGTAATAATCAACTCGCCCTGCTTGGCCATTTCTCTTGCGCCAATATCTGTTAAATATAATTTAGGTACTGTCATAGCGTCTGCTCTACCTCCTCCGTTATGTTAGTGTTAGCAATGTAAACATAGGTATCATCGCAAGCTACCGTGATTTGGTTGATATGCCCGTCAATCAGACTTTCTAGGTAGTCTGCTGATTCAATCAGTGTCATGGTGTAAACATCTTGCTGATTGTCATCAATCGTGATTTTAACAACCAACGGTAAATGCCCCGCCACGCGCATAGTTGCGTAATAATCATCATAGTAAACTTTGCTGAATGATACTTCTTGGCCCTCGGCCCCGTCTCCAGCTTTGGTAAGGTAACTTTCATTTGTAGGCTTCATCACCACGCTAAACGCCTTGCCGTTGCCGTTCTTAATGCGTACACCCTCCGGCTTATGCGGTCTCTCGACTTCTTCCATGGTAAAGCTAAGGTTGTATTCTTCACCTGCTGTAAAGCCACTGCCGTTGTGTCTAAGAACCAACTTACCTGCTTCCACGGATATTGTGACCGGGTTTCTTGTCACCACTTCTTCTTGGATACGGTTAAGCGTGTAAATCATGTTCGCATCATTACCGATTGCCTTAATGGTAGTGCGCTGTTGCTCGTTTAGCTTCGTGATATAATCGGCCATTTGTTCCAAGGTCATGCCTTCCGGAACCTTAAACTTAGCTACCTGGGCTTTTAAGGCTTCTGCCTGTTCATTTGCCTTCGCTAGTTCGGTTCTGACCGTTTCCAAGTCCTCGGTGTCAAATTGTAATTCCCAATCGCTACCGTTCCATATCTTCATGCGCTTATATAGGCCGTTCTTCTCGAACCAAACATCACCTATTTTGTGCTCCACGTTATCGCCAGGCTTTTCATACCATATCCGGTTGCCTGTTTGCGTCATGATAAAGGCGCCTAAGTCGCTAGCTATTGTCTTTTGCTTGGCTTCCAAATCTTTAATCTGACCGCCCATGACGCTTTCAATAGCTGACCGCACACCTAGTGTAGAATGTCCAATTTCAACGCTGGTATATTCTTCAAGTTCAAAGTCATAGACCGTCTTAATGACTTTGGCCTTTGTCTCGATACCCAAGGCACCAAAATAGACCGGCACAATGTCGCATAGTTCGACTTCTTCCAACACGCTAGCAACATCATTGCTTGCATAGTCCAAGGTGCTAGCTAGGTCTGCATACTCGACTTTGATATTCACGTTAGGCACGCCTATTTGATTATCTTTAATGTACTTTTCCGCTAGCTTCCGCAAGTCTGCTTCGTTAGGCGGTTTCTTGTCGTCAAACTTATCACTAAAGTTAACCGGCAAAATGCGTTGATTGGCGTACTTATCACGGTGCGGGCCGTCAATCACATACCCTTTAATGGTATGGATAACTGCATCACCTTGGATATATTCGCCGTCCTTGCCTTGGTGGCTCTGCCCTGTCGTGATAGCGTATGGATACACGCTTGTATAAACGTTCGTTAGTTCCGCGTCCTGCTCTGCCGTAATAATGTTACGGCCATACTCTAATACGGTTGGCGTATCGCGTCCTAGTTGCTTATGCAATACGATTCTTCGGTTATCAAATTCAAATTCGCCACCGAAAACATCAATAATGGAACCTTCGACGCCTATCAAAGCACTAAATGCGTTTGTATGCTTGTCAATGATCCACTTAACCGGCCCTTGTGCTTGTATATCGGTGCCTAGCGTCCAGTCAGTATCACCGATAAGGCTTGTGCGCCACATTTCTAGCGCCACGGTCAATAATGTTGATGAAACCCTTATATCCGGTTTAAGAGCCGTTTTGGTAAGGTTATGCACGATATGGTTAGCATAAACTTGCGTTATGCCGTTACTGTTCTTTACTACCCGTTCAATTACAAAGGTCTGATTTTTGGTTCGCTTACCTGCATCAGCCTTAATCTTCATGCCTTCTTTAAGAATTGCGTTCATTGGGTTAAACGCGTCTAATTCCATGTATAGCTTAGGTATGCCGTTGCGCTCACGCTCAACATTCCGGGCCAAGGTTTCAATGAAACCCAGCCCGTAAGTGTCAAAGCGTTCTTCATTTGCGTTATAAAGAATTGCTTTCGTCATAGCTTACGCCCCCAATACGGCGCAATCTTAACGCCTAGAATGTCGGCCCCTGCTTCTACTTGGATAGTATTCTTTCCTAAGTCCAAATAAGGCATCGGATATTGCGTATCCCGAACCACCTTGTCCCACGCTTGCAAACGGCCGTTATAGACCTGTTGCTTTTGCATGTCAATAGTGATGCCACCTTGGATACCTTTCAGCTTCGTTTGCCGTCCGTTAATCGTGATAGTGCAATCTCCGTTGCCTTCAATCTTGATAATTGGGTCGCCTAGCACGTTTCCGGGGTTGTTAAGTACATTGTTTTCCCTAACCACCAACGGCTTAAACTCTAGTCCCTCGTCAATGAATTTGATAGGGTGCAATAGGAAGCTGATATTTACACGGCCAAACGCCCGGATAATCTCTTGAATGTCGAAAGACTCCGTGACGCTGGCTATGTAAGTATGCCCTTCGTCCCACGATAACTTAAGCGGGTGGTATCCTCGCACGTTGACCCAATCACTGATGCGGTCTTGTGCTTTCGTCAGGTCGTCAGATGCCTTTACAATAAACGGATAGGAGCGGTGCACCGGCAATAGGCGTTTACGGTCGCGCAATAGCACGCCGTCACGCCCCGGTATAGTGACTTCCTCGACTTCGTAAACTGTCGATTGGCTACTTATATCGTTTGTCAGCAAAAGGCCTAAATCAGTGCTTTTTACGCCGTTATAAGTGATATATGCTTTTGTCACGCTCTCGCCCCTTCCGTTCTCATGTAATAGGTAAATTCCTTAAATAGTCGTTTCTGCTCTTCCATGCTTACACGGCCACCGGCTCCGCCTGCACCGCCTGCATTGAAGTTGTATTGTCGATTGTCGTAAACGGCATTAGATACCGCTGTACCTGCACCGCCTAGCGCCATGGTTCCGGCCATGTTGACCCGTGGCAAAGCACTTTGCGCCAAAAGTGTAGCGCTCTTTGTCACTTCGCCTTGCATATCCTCAAGACCCAAAGCCAAACCCTCACCGGTAAACTGACCGATTGCACGCGTTACCCGTGACGGCGAATGGATACTTAAGGCGCTTCGCATGGTGCTAGCCACGTTTGATGCAATCGCACTGGCTACCGCATAGATAGACCATGCGGAAGCTGATAGACCATTAGCAAAGCCCATACCCGTCCAATAGCCGGCTGTCCAAGCGCCACCGCTCCCACTTCCTAGAGTGGAAACAATTTGATTAACGCCTGCACTAGCTATGCTGTTTGTGGCGTTCATGCCTTGCTTAAAGGTGTTGTTCAATGCGTCAATCACGCTTGTAATCGCGCTTGTAACACCGCCTCGGCTGTTGTTGATACCGTCCGCAAGACCTCGGTCAATGTTTTCACCGTGGCTTCTAAACACGGTAGACGGCGAATGAATACCTAACGCGCTCTTGGCGCTATCATCTACCGTCTTGGCAAGGTCAGAACTAGCTTGCCCTGCTGTTGTCGCACTGTCGTTGATACCACTGACAACACCCGATACAACGTTAGACCCGATTTCTTGCCCTTTAGATTCCGCGTTTTCTCCGGCACCTTCTGCCACACTATCGGTTAACTTGGCACCTGATGCTTTAACATCTGGCGCTTTCTCCTCAATCGCTTGTGGCACGCCGTCAACGGTCGATTTAACCGCTTCTTTAACACTGGTGTTGTCTGCCTTGATGCCTTCGCCAATCTGCTTAGTTACCTCTTGCGCTCCGGTCTTAACACTCTCTGCGCCGTCAGTGATACCGCCGGTTACACCGGTTTCTACCACTTCTTTCACTGACGCTTTCATAGTGTCTTGTCCTGCCTTGACCCCTTCATCAACCTTATTCATGATTTCCTTACCGCGCTCCACAAAACCGGCGTTAGCCATTTGGTTTTGCATGCTCTCGGAAACCTTGTTAACAACGTTCATTAAGCCATTTGGTAAGTCGCCGTCCTTAATGTTCATAGACTTTAAGTAAGCGTCCTTACCGGTCTGACCGGCGTTAGAATAGCTATTGCTAAACTCTTGTATCGCGCTATCCGGCTGGCTAGCCAAGGCGTGAATTTGCGCATAGGCTTCCGGCCCTGCTTCTTGCAACTTAGCAAGTAAGCCCTGGTCGATACCAAGCGCGCTTAACCGTTGCATATCTTGCGCCCATTGCTCCACTGCTTGCGTGTTATGCGCCAAGGTGCTTTGCATGTCTGCAAACACTTCGTCAGTGCTCTTAACATACTTCTTACCCTCTGCGGTTGTACCTTCAATGGTCGTCTTAATCTGATTGGTAAAGTCTTGCGCGTGCGTCTTAACATTCTCTAACTGCTTAGTCATGTTGTCCGCAACTCTTTGCTGTTCGTCATTGAGTTGTGCATAACTCGTTATAATTGAGTTGTTAGCCTGTTGCTGGCTAGCTACCATTTCTTGGTCTAACTCAAGTTGGCGCGCGTTCAATGCTTCGCGCTCTGTCGCTAGTCGTTGTTGTGTATCGCCTAGCTGGGTTTCTGATGCTTCCAATTCTTTGATAGCCTTCTTGGTATCGCCCATACCAATACCCAAACCCCAAAGCGATTTAGCCACCGCATCTTTGGCCGTTGCTAGCTTCTCGCTATTCTGTGTCAGTTGTGCTTGCGCTTGGCTTTCTTCCTTGGTAATTTCTACCAATCGTTGTTGGATAGCCACGCGCTCGGCTTCCTTGTTGTGCACTTGAATTAAGCCCCGTAAGGCTTCCGCGTTCATATTGATGCGCCCGGTCTGCTTGTCGTATTCAAGCCCCAAGCCTTCCATTTGGTTATTAAGGTCTTTCACCGCATCTTTAAGCTGTTTCTTCTCAAGCGCGGACTTGTTTTCCTTCTCGGATAACTTAATAACCTTCTCGCCCAAGTCTGCTAAGGACTCGCCCTGTGCCTTGGCGGACTCTTGCGCCTTCTGAAAACTGTCTTGGTTCCCTGCTATCGTATCGCCTAACTGCTTAGATGCTTCCGCCGTCTTCTTTGCTTCGTCCGTCATTTTCTGCATTTCAGGCGTCATCTTGATAAACGCATCATATAGCAATTTACCAACGGCCACGACTGCACCAATAGCTAATGCTACCGGGCCTAAAGCGCTCCATGCGCCTAGAATAGCCATTTTCAAGGCCGTAAAACCGCCTGCCAATAGTCCAAGCGCCCCGGAACCTGTCGCCATGGTCGCGTTAGCAATCGCGTAATTGATAGCGAACCCCTTAGCTGATATAGCGGATATTTTAAGCACCGTGCTTAAGCTGTTGAATAACGACAACACAAGGGCTTGACCCTTAACCACCGCAAACGCCGTAGCGATACCTAGCAAAGCTGGCGCCAATGGTTTAAGTGCTCTTAACAACACGCCAACCACAACACCAACCGTCTTGAAGAACGGGATAGTTGCCCGGATAGCACCATTGATAGCCCCAAAAGCCCCGTTTATGATGTATTTAAGGCTCGTTAGGTTCTGACTAATGTTCTTACCTGTCATAGCCTGTACTAACTCGTCTAAGGCTCTAATACTGCCCTCTACGCCTTTAATGATTGCACTGTTGATATTCTTCATGGCGGTATCTATACCGTCTGACGATTTAAGCGCCATTTCTGCGAACCCTCCGGCCCGCTCGCTGGCTTCAATCAGTTTTGCGTTAAACTCACTAAAGGTAATACTACCGTCCCTTAACGCGCCGTATAACTTGGTCTTGGCACTCTCGCCGGTAAAGCCAAACTCCTTAGCCACGGTCTGCAAACCGTAAGCCATGGTCTCGTTAAGAGTTTTCCAGCTTTGCATGTCAACCTTCCCACTACTCATCATCTGAATATACTGGGTAAGACCACGCTCTGCATCACCTGCACTAGACCCACTGGCGATAAAGGCGTTGTTCAGTGCTAAAGTCGTCTTTGTAGCACGGTCAATATCCCCGGTCATAGATGCAATTTGCTGTGCCGTGGATACCACGCTGTCTAAGCGCGTTGGCAAGCCCTCAATACCTTTAGCTAAGGCCCGTACACTACGGCTAGACTGTTCGGCGCTGTAACCCATTGATTGCATAACCCGTGGATAGCGCTGTAAGGTATCAAACCGGCTAATAGCATCGCCTGTGGCTTGTGTAACGGCCCCTAGGACTGCACTAATTAGCTTCATAGCACCAAAGGCTTCTACTAGCTTGCGTAGACTTACGCCGGCTTTTTCTGCGCCCTGGCCCATTTGCTCCAGGCCTTCCTTGCCCCGTCTAGCTTCTTCCGGCACGGCTTTTAGGGCCTTTCCGCCCTCGTCGCCTGCGCTCTTAATCTTGCGCCCTGCTTGGTCTGCTTTGTCCCCAACGTTTGTTAAGGCTTGGCCTGTTTCGTTAGCTTCCTTCTCGGTCTTATCAAGACCTTTGCTAGCTTGGTCTGCGCTAGTGGATACCTTATCTAAGCCTTTGCTATCGTCCCCGGCTTTCTTTACTGCCTTGCCTGCTTTGTCGGCCTTCTCGGCCATTTTGTCCATAGCTTGCCCGGTTTTGTCGGCGCTTTGGCTTGTCTTATCTAAAGACTGCGCGCTTTCGCTCGCTGTCTTTTTCAAGGAGTTGGCAAATTGTTCTAGCGCCTTGCGGATACTGTCAATATCCTTGCTGTCGGCTACTATCTTAATTCTAACTTCGCCGTCTGCCATTTAATCACCCCTTTAATACTCTTGTTCTTCTTCGTCCTCTAAGAGACTGGAAGAAGGCAATCTAAGCGCCTTTTGTGCTTCTCTCATAGCTTGCTTTCTCGTTTTCTTGTCGTCGCTAGGCTTCCACTGTCTGACGCTTATAATGCGCTTAAACTGCGTATTTTCCGGCAACCCGGATAGAAGCGCCTTAAACTTAAGCCAATGTAACTTGCCCTGCTGTTCGATTAAGTCGATACCGTAAGCCTGCATAAAGCTGGCATAGATAGCGCCCGCATCATGCTTAATGTCATAATAGATTTCTGACTGCAACCTAGGCCCCTCCATAAGGTTGCCTAGTATGTCGTACTGTTCTTCTTGTTCAATCTGTACATATCGCCCTAGAATTTCCCGGAACAACTCGCCCTGTTCTTCTAAATTAAGGTCTAGCCCTCTTGCTTCGGCGTCGCCAAGGAACATAATAAGCCCGCACTTGATTTTCAAATAGTCCGGCATAGCATCATCATCTAGCATGTCAAAGACTCGCAAAATGGTATCAAAAGAAGCGTTGACCTCATAGCCAACGCCTGCAAACTCGACTGTATCCGCAATCGGATAATGTATGAGTAAGTCCATAGCCTTAAGCAAGGTTGGTGTACTTGCCCATAAGCTGGGTTTCTCGCTCGCTCGTGATTTCCTCGATAATGCTATCAACCACGGCCACAAGGTACTGCATGCAAATAAAGATAGACTTGTTAAGCGCGTAAATCTTACTGAACGCCCCTTTGCCTAGTAAGCTGTCAAAGGCCTTTTCTAGCGCCTTCTTGGCCGTTTCTAGGGTTTCCGGTTCCTTGTCAGTCTTAAGTACCGCTTCTACCTCTTTAATCATGGTTTCTTGCACTTCCGTTAGCTTCTTGATGCTCTTGTCATCTTTGCTAAACTCAAACGACAATGCAACGTTGCCGTTGTCGTCCTCAAAGTTGATTGGCATTGTTGTTGATTTAATCTTGATTGCCTTCATGTTCAGTCCTCCTAAATTCTATTTACACCACTAAAAAGGGCGGTTGCCCGCCCTAGAGAAACTATTAACCGCCCGGTACTGGGCTTACTGCTGGGGTAACTGTCTTTTTCTTTGGTACCTCGTCGTGAGAGATTGTAAATTCAATTTCTTCATACTCGGAAGCGTCACCGCCGGCAATCTTAATGTCAGTCAGTGTTGCCAAGCCTGCGCGCTCTGTCTTGCCGTCAGAATCAACGTACTTATGGAAGATTTTGCGTTCCTCACCGATTGCGTATTCTTTGGCTTCAATCAACGCTTGTGCCTTGTCGTCGCGGTTCAATTTACCTGAACCCTTCCACTTAGGCGTTACCCCAATAATTTCATCGTGTTCTGTCCCGTCACCAGCATAGTCAGAATAAGACTCGGTCTTTTCGTCCATGTCGTTTTCCATGCTGGTAATGTCCTTACCTAATGCTAACCACTCTGAAACCTTGTCCACTGTGTCCACGGTCTTAGTGCGGTCTGCGATAAAGTGTTTACGTTTCGCGTTCTTATTGCGCATTTTGTCACTCTCCTAATAAATTGTTAAAGCCGTATTGATACTAAGCCTAAATAGCAAATAACCTTCTTCGCTTGCGTCCAAAAAATAAGGCTCGTTGCTAACAACGATACGCCCAAAGTCATAAGACCCATTTTGACTTGGTAAGTCGATAAGGCTTTCTAGGTCTGCGCCAATAGCTAATAGCGTGTTGTACGCCGTCTGCCGTGGCCCGTTCCCGTCTAATAGGCTAGCTTTCAGTTGGATAAAGTGGCTGTATTCTTTATCCATAGCCCCGTCATAGTAAGTTCTTACTGTCTTGCTTCCCGGGGAAGATACAAGACTAATTGAAGCACCTGCTGTGTTTGTGTCTGTAACTACTGGATACGGAAGGCCTAAGCCGTCCAAGTGGTCTAGTAGTCTATCTTCATAATCTAATAGCTGTCTCGTCACTTAAAGCCCGCCTCCTGTGTCCATAATCTCGTCCAAGCTCCGCCATGTACCCCTTTAGCTACCGCGTCCCACTGCGGGCCGGTTCCTGCTGTCGTGTATCCTTTGGCGATAAAGCCTTGTTTCAAAGCCCAAAAGAACCAGCGTCTTTGCCTGTCACTCACAAAGCCCCTGCGCTTGATGCCGTAATACTGCGCTCTAGCGTAAGGCGTCCGCCATACCAAATCATCACCGCTTATATGTCCGCTACCTCTCAAACCGCCGTCTTGCAACGGTACATAGTTGTTCATATCCGCTAGCATCTGATTAAGTAGTGCTTGCTTTGTTCGCTCCATGTTGCCTGCGCTGGTCTTTCTTAAGGCTTCGTCCAAGTTTGCTTCCATACTGATCTTAAACATGTCAAACCACCTCTAATTCAACCGCGAACAGGTCGCTAGAATAAGGCATAGTCACCGGAACAACCTTTGATATACTGTGGTCTTTGCCGTCAAAGTGGACTATATCGCCCTCTTTGAATGTCATAAAAGGTTCCGTTAGACCTGCATAGCAAAAGATAACGGCGTTTCTTAGCACCTTACGTTGGCGCTCGTCCACGCTGTATACCGTGCTTCGGTCTATGCGACAATGTTTTACTTCCGTTCCCTGTCCATAAGTCGGTTGATTATAGCGGTCTGCCTTGGCTTTTGGCTTATGAACAAAGTTATCCACAAGCATAGCTTTTGGTATCCGCGGTACTCTAGGCATGATGAACACCCCGGTATAATAACCCGGTGCCCTGCAAAGCCATTAGGCTATCTTGGCATAATAAGGGCCGTTTGATACTCTCGGCCCCTCCGCCATTCTTACCACCGTTGCTAATGCTCGTTCGGCCTAGCGTGATAGTTGCTGGCCCGTCATTGATGCTGGCGTAAGAATCGCCCCCGCTTTCGTGATAGTAGTCAATTTGGAAGGTCAAGCAAGCCTTGACTGACGCCTTCCGCCATTCGTGGTCGGCGTCAAATTGTGCTTGGCTTGTGTAAAATCTACGGCTGGTAACATCAAGTAAATGTTCAGCCCTAACTAATAGGCGGTCAAAGTCCTCTTGTTGGGCCTTACCGCCTAAATTCTGATACTCTGAATAAGTTAGCTTAGGCATAAGGCCACCCGCCTAACTATTCAGCTTCCGCGTCTGCTGTCGCTTCTTCTGCCACCGGCTCCGCTACTTGCGCAACATCAACCAGCACTGGTTCGTCATAGAACGACAAGCACTTGTCATTGATTTCTTGCGCACGTTTAGCCGTTGTTTCCAACACTTCGCCTGCTTCGTGGCGTGTATCACCGTTATAAAACGGCGCTGTTACTGTATACTTAGGCATTGCTTAAACCTCCTATAATTGTGGTGCTAACTTAGCTTTAACAATCGCTTTCTTGTTCTTGTCAGGGATATAGTTAGCATCTTTCCCGGCACCTTGCAAAGCGATACCGTAAAAGTCTTCACTGTCCAAAGCACGCGCTACTTGAATACCCATACCAACAACCCCAACGTTTGCCACAACAAAGTAAATGTTTTCTTCTGTTTGGAACAAGTGAGAAGGCACTTCGATAATCGCAAAGCCCTTGAACATCAAGACTTCCGCACGGTCAATGTTCACTGTTGACCCTTTAGCTGTTGTGGTTAATTTGCTTTCCAAAAGAATGTCATAAACATCTGAAGTTACATAAGCAATCTTAACTGCGTCTTTACGAACCTTGTTGTTGATAAGAGTCTTGCGCGCTTCAGCAAAAGCCTTCTTAACGCCGTCCTCGGTCAGTTTGTCATTGATTGTCTTCCCTGCGTCAGTTGATAACTTCTTACCTAACTCTTTAGAAGTGTGGTCTGCCCATGCTTCGGAATGTTTTGCCAAGCGTTCTGCAATCACTTGTTCCGGTACATCGTTCACTGTGAACGCGTCAATACCTTCATGAATAGCTAAAGGCGTGTTGTAAGATACTTGCTTGTTAACAGACTTGATTTCTGTACGCGCACCAAAACGATTGCCACCGGTACCGTCACCAAAACCGCCGGTGTTTGCGTCAGTCTTGTACTCTTGTAATACTGCGTCAGTTTCAGCACTGATTTTTAACTCCATGAATGTATCATTGTTAGATACGCCGTCTTTGACTTGGATAACGCCCCCAAACGCTTCTAAGAAGTACGCTTGAGACGCGAAAATGTCCGGTAGTAAGCCGGTAAATTGTTTTGTATACTCTTTAATTGCCATTGTTTAGGCTCCTTCCTATCGCTTATAGCGACTTAAAATTTGTGCGAAAGCGTCGCCTTTTTCACCGTCATTAGTGCGCTTAGGGTTGCCCCCTGCTACACTTGGTTTGCTTGGCTCTGCTCCGTTCTTGAATTGTGGGTACTTGTCTAGTACCGCCTTGATTGCGTCTGCAATAGTCGTGCTGTCGTTGACTGCTCCGCGCGCTAGCGTGATAACATCATCTACCGCTTCCGCCTTGGCTCCTGCTGTGATAGCTTCGTTCCGTGCTTGCAAGTTCGCTAGTTCGGACTTAATACTTTCCAACTCGGCTTCTTTAGCCGTCAATGCTTCCGCTTGCTTCTCTTGCTCGCTCTTTTGAGACTCCTCATAAGCCTTTGCCTTTTCTAGTGCACTCTTGGCACTCTCTAAGTCCTCAAAGCCCAATGCTTTAAGCACCTTAGCTTGACCCTTGGCGTGCTCTTGCTTGCCAATGCGGTTTAAGTCCTCTTGACTGAATGACGCTTCGGGTTGTTTTTGTTCTGCTTCCGGTTCTCCTTGCCCTTGGCCTTCGGGTGCTGGTTCGCCCTCTGCAAACATTTGTAATTTCAACGGTAATCGCTTGTGCTTTTCCATTGTTAAACCTCCTAATTTAACGGCGTTAGGTCGCCTATTTCCGTTCTTTAACGTCTGCGGATAAAGACAAATAAGGCGCTAGGTCATGCCTACCGCCGTTATTCTTGTTCTAGTTCGACTTTTTCCAAGTCGTAACGCCGTTTTAGTCCGTGGGCCTTTACAAACTCATTCATGCGTTGGCTCTGTCGTCCTAACAGGCGTTTTAGTCGTTCCGCTTCCTGTTGGTTGCCCATTTTCTCGGCAACCCCTAGGCGCTTCTTAGTGCGCTTAATAGCCCTTGCTAAGGCCTTGCGCTGTTGCTCTGTCTGTTCGTTCTTAATCGCTTGTTCCGGTTCATAGTAGCGCTGGTTGTTGATATTCACGCCGTCTATAAACGGGAACCACTGATGCCCGCAATTACAACCGCGGTGCCCTGCCGGCTCTCCATAGCCGTAATCATAAACGCTAGGATAACCGCTATCTGCTTGTTCCGGTGGCCTTACATCAACCACTTTCCCTTGAATCGGTGCGCAAGCTGGGCGCGCTTTGGGCTTACTGCTTACTAAGACGGTGTGGCAATCATACTCTGCCATGCGTCTAGTGCGCTCCTCGTTGTAAATATTAGCTGTTGCTGTCCGCGTTACCATTCTAGCGTAAGTGCCTGTGTCCCAAACGTTCCCGCCGGCGTCCACAAATTCGGAAGGTACGCCACGGTCTGCCCATTTCATTAGAACATCAGTAACGCCCTGTGATACCGTCTTGTTACCGCCAACTATGTTAGCTGTTGCCTGTTGCGTCACCTGCTTAACATAGCGCATTAAAGCTGGGTTCACGTTCCGTTGGGCTAGTCCAAGGTAAGGCAAACCGTTATTTAGATTGCCTAACAGGTCAGCTAGATAACGCTTGTCTGCCACGCCCAAGGATAACGGCATCAAGTCTTTTCCTTGCGCCGTAAAATAACGGTCAGTGTCGCGCTGTACTTCCTCGGAAGCCCTCTTGACCTGACTATTCGCCATGTTCCTTGCTCGTCTTTGTGCGTCATCTAGCTTTCCCTGCAACTGCTGTGCAATTCTAGGCGTTGCTTTAGTCGCTTCAATCTGCCATGCTACCGGGTCATCTCCTACCCTCTCAACGATACTAGCAAACTCATTGGTTAGTATCTCAAAGGCCCCAATCTCAAAGCCCTCGTATTCTTCAATAATTGGGGCAAATAAGCTATTTAAGTAGTCGGGCGACACTTTCATTGGCTATCACTCCAAAGGGCCACCGTGGGCCGTTTCTTGGCGGATAGCTTGGATATACGGGTCTTTAGCTAGTTCTTCCGTCCTAATGTCCGCTATCCACTTCTCCGCCTGCTCGTCTGTCAAGTCAAACAAACGCTTAACAATCTCTGTATCAGATGCAAGCCCTGCTGTCTTGACCTTTTGCCAAAAGTCTAACTCGGTGTGGCGGTCGTTAAAGATGCCGTCGTCAAAGTCAACACTGATTTCATTTTCGTTCGGGATAATGCCGGTATAAACCGGTTGCCCGTCTGCCTTAATGGTCGCCTGCGCTAACTCAAGGGTGCTAATGATTAGTTCCTTGATAAATTCTTCAACTTCCGTCAGGTGGCTGTTCCGCGTCCGGTATGTCATGCTATCCCGGCTTACAATCTCTGTTGCTGTACGAACGCCCTCGCCGTTGAAAGTAAAGGTTCCGCTTGCTAGGCCGGTCTGCATTTCCAAGGTCGCAAGAAACTTATTGATGCTCTCGATATACTCACCACTGCGGATATTGCCAACCATTTCTTGAAACTGTTGGCTGTCCATGTCGCCCTTGAGTGCCACATAAGTATCTTCGTCATCATCAAAGTACTGTACCGGTCGCCCTGTGCTGTCAATGTCAGTCCGCAAAAAGTGGTCTGATACAATCACCCTGCGCTTAGATTGCTTGATTTCCCAATATAGCCGGTCATACGCCGTGTTGATTTGCTCCAAGGTCTGTAACGCGTTGTCGCATACGCCTAGCCCTAGTGGACTTTCAGGGTGGATATTGTTAAACCCGTTAGGGCGTAAATAAGCAAAGTTAGGGCGTGATAGGCCTGTGTAAGTCGTTGTCTCCTCTAAGTCCTCGTAAATCTCGCTTAGTGGCACTCTACGGCCTAATTTGCCTTTGTCTTTGCTCCGGTATAACTCATTAGTAATCTGATAAGTTCCGCCCTCGCCCCACTCGTGAAACTCCAGTAAGGTGTAATAGAAGGTGTCCTTGCCCTCTGTTCGTGTTGTCACGCTGGTAATAGCGCACTCGCTTATACTGTTGCTGTTGCTGTGCAAGGGGATAAAGGTATCCGGCATACACCATGCAAATTCAATCTGCTGTGTTTCAGTGTCAAAGTACGGCCGTACCGCCAAGCCACCACCTGCAAGCATTGGCTCCAGGTATCGACTAAAGTTCTTATGAAACTTGTTGTGATTGAATACCTGATTGATAAACTCGTCGGCATCAGCTAGCTTGTTCTGCGCGTCCTTGTTCTGCGCTCTGTCTAGTTCGCTGTCAATGCGTACAATACACTGCTCATTAAAGAGAACCCCGGATAATATCCGCGTGACCTCTTTCATCATGTTTAGATACTGAAACTTACGCGTCTTTTCTTTGCCTTTGCTGTTGATATACTTCACATCATCATAGCGCCCTGCATACACCCTTAAGCTGTTCCTGATGCGGTCAAACTCCCGCCGGTCAAAGCTAATCTTAGGGTGTTCGAACACGCTTGAATAATCTTGTCCTATCGTCGTCAAGTTATAACCACCTCGCTTAAATAAATTCTTAATTCTCTGCCATATCGTCACCTTATCACCTCCTAATACTTAAGGCCTAAGTCTCTCAAGTTATCCATGACCGCATACTGCAAAGCGTCGCATGTGTGGTCGTCCTCTTTGACTACTTCCGGCTTGTCGCTGGTTACAGTCCGTTCGTCCCAACGATAATTGCGGTGCTCGCTCTCAAATATCTTGTTGTTTTCCGTGTCCAAATAAAATAGCCGGCCATTAGCCAGCAATGAACATACATAATCTGTCATGGTAGCCTTGGTCTTTTTGGCTACCGGGTTCCAACGTGTGCCATAGTCTTTATAGATTTGGTTTCTCAAAGCGCCCTCTGCGCTGTCTATCGTGCGTTTTCTGACCGGGTAAGGGTAACGCCTTAACATATCCCTTTCAAAGTCCTGCAAGTCCTTAGATAGGTCACTAGGCGCCTTCTTGTTGACCTTACCGCGCGGACTGTAATAGTAAGTGTCCAGTAAGTAAAGGTTCCCCTTGTTGCTTACGCCAAGGCATAGGCAAGCTGTCGCGCTTTGCTGGTGTCCCGCGTCCACTGCAAACAAGAGATATAGCAATCGTTCGCCGTCCGGTATCGCGTCAACCTTCTTAAACAAGCTAAAGTTATACACGTTAAGGCCAAGGCCTACCGCTTCGCCTAGATACAAGTATCTGTAATAGTCATAGTCGGTGTTCTTTATCCGCTCTATGTCCTCTAGCATCTGCGGTGTTACAAAGCCTAGTATGTCGTCTAAGTAACTGCTAGAGTGCACTAGATAGTTTGGCGCGTCCTTAACTTGGGCGCTCCATTCGTTTATCCAGTTGTAAGGGTTGCGAGGTGGGTTGTAACTCCACCAAAAATCAACATAGCCTTTTGGCGGGTAGACCTGCCGGGCAAAGGTGCCGTTGGTTTGGTCAAATTCTTCAAAGCCGTTAAACTCCGCGCTTTCCTCGTACCATACCGCCAGCACGTTACCAATGTCATTAGACTTGAGTTTTTGGAAGTCGTCCAAGCCATAGAAGTAAAATGCACTGCCAGTTTGCAAGTGCTCTATCTTAAACGGGCTTACCGTGGTCTTGAATTGGTTCAGTACTCCAAACTTAGCCAAGGCCCATTGTATCTTGAGAAACACGCTATCGCGGATAGTGTTAGCCACCTTACGGATAACTACCGTATTAGCCTTGCCACCGTCTCTAATCACCATAAGCATGTCATATACCAGCTTAAGAGCAATCACTGACGACTTAAAAGAGTTACGACCACCCTTAAGTACCTTATTAGGCTTCTTACTGTGCCATACCTTGTAAAAGTTCGGGTTGATTTCTTTGGTAAGGTCTACCTTAACCGCCTGCGTCATCTTCCGTCACCTCCGGGATAGGCACGATTTCAATGTTCAGGCCAGCCGTTGCTTGCTCTAATGCTTCTAGGCGCTTCTTCTTCTCTGCTAGTTCCAACTCCAGCGCCTTAATGCGTTGCCGTTGTTCCTTGCGGTCTAGTTCGTCTTTCTCTACGCCCATGACCTTAGATATTGCTTCAAAGGCTCTTACGTTCCCTTTCTGCGCTTGTTGCATCTGCGCGAACACCATAGCCATTAAGTTGCTGTTATCAAAGCCCATGTCTTCTAACTGCTCTGCCACTTTGTCGCTATGCACGTTGGCTTCTAGCACTGTCTTAAGCGCCTTTTTTAAGTCGGCTTTTCGGCGTCTTGCTTCTCCGCTAGCCTTGCCACCTTTTCTGCCTATTTCCCTTACTTCTTTCTTGGTTCGCCTATTAGTCGGTATCAAGTTTTCACTCGTCAAGTCGCCTCACCTTCTTACCTCTTTTCTGCATAAAAAATAGGCGTCTAAGCGCCCGCTCTATCTATATTCATACTTAAAGCCATATTCTTTAGCGCTAGCGTTTAAGATGCGCGCCAGTGACTTATTGTATTGCGCTGTTGACCCACCAAACCAAGCGACATCTGTTGCGTTCCTAGCAAACTTATCAAACCCTTTAGGGTTAAAGTTTTTCTCTTTAGTTATGCGGTGCGCCTTGCCATTGGGGTTAGTAGCAATCATGGTGTTTATGTTCTTGTTTTTCGCAAAAACGATTAAGTCCGCATTAGAAAAACTGCTACCTCTTGGGTGGTTATGAATGACTGTTGCCCCGCCCTTTGCACGGTCAGTATTAGTTACTGCTACACTCCCTTTGTGACCTGCGTTATACGCGTGTACAAAACCTTGGTTGTCGATAGTAAGTGAATACTCAATCGGACTTTTTGCGTGTTGTTGTATAAAGCCGTCAATCGTTTTTTCCGTACTAGAAAAGCGCCCTTGGTTATTCCATAGGGCGCTTGGTAGTTCATAATAACTTTTAGAAGGGGAACCTTTTGGCTCCCCTCTCTTACCTTGGTTGCTTCTCTGTCCTCTACCGCCGTTCAATTCATCATCAATCGGCGTTAAGTCTTCACCTAGTTCTTCAACCGCTTCATCTAGCGTCTTGAATTGCTTTGTTTCTCCGGTCACTACGTTATACAGTTCCAAGTCGTCATAAAGCACCAGGTCTTTTCCGGCCGTAACCATGCTATTGGTCTTGAATAGCTTTTTCAATTCATCTGCTTTCATCATTATTCACCGCCTTTCATGTTTCTAAACCGTTCTTGCGTGTTACTCTTAAAGTATACCACCTTAGTATCTCCAAAGTCATAGTCAATATCATTTCCGTACACAACAACTGCGCTTGGCTTTAATCGTCTAATAGCTTCGCCCATGCCAGCCTTCCAAATTGCTAGGCTCTCACTGTCGTTTAGCACGCCAACGGTCGATACACTCACCACGCTATTAACCGGCAAGCCCTCAAAAGCAAAGTCAAAAGTATCTGCGTCACCCCAACTAAGCGTGGGTATAACCTCTATCCCGTAACGTTGCATTATCTGACCGATTAGCCGGCTTCTATACACGTTCCAAATCTTGATAGGCAAAGGCATGTCCAAATACAAGCTAAAGTCAGGCGTCAATGCGCAACTATAAGCCGTTAGGCGCTTAATATAGTCCTCCGGCCGTTGCCATATCCTCTCAAACTGATAATCGTCAATATAGAAGTGTATGCCTTTGTCCGCGCTCCGTCCCTTATCGCTTAGTACATAGTTAAACGGCATTAGTTCTGACGGTATAAAGTCAGTCGGTGCCAGCATTGGCATTTCATAAGCTGGTTCTAGTCGGTTATGATCTACCAAGTGAAGCAAATACTTGCGGTCAGTCTCAAAGACTTCTTCCTGCTCTTCTTCTTCCTCGCCTAGTGCCAAGTCCGGCAATTCTAGGCCGTATGGTGCCATGTCGATTTCTTCAATCGCCATAAGTTCCATATTCACCATGTCTTTATCCCAACCAGTGTTCATCGTTAGCTGGTTATGTACTAGTAAATACGCCTTGGCCTGTTCTTCTGTCAGGTGGCCTAGTTGGATAATATCGACTTCTGTATATCCTAGTTCCTCAAGCGCCATATAACGCCCGTGACCTTCGATAATCACGCCGTTAGCATCTACTGCTATCGGGTCGTTGTTGCCAAATTCTTCAATACTCCGCTTAATCTGCTCTATCTGCTTTCGCGGGTGCTTCTTGGCGTTCCGTTCGTAAGGCTTAATGCTCTCGATAGGTATTCGCTTAATTTCCAACTGTCCACCCCCCTTTTAAGTAAAATAAAAAGGCCTACACTCTCGTATAGACCAAAACACGGCCGTCAGACCGGTAACGCCTTAACACGGCGCCTAGGTGCCAAAGCACCCAATGCCACGCGGTGGACTCGAACCACCGGCAGGTAAAAACTAATCTGAAAGGAGGTACGCGCATGACCCAACGCGTGAATTAAAAACCCTGCGCCCTCCGTGGCACCTCTCAAGGAGGAAAACTAGCCGGCGTCCAGTCCGGCTATACGCTCCCAAGGACTCGAACCTTGGCACGGCCACCCGGCCAGCGCACTGAATAACCATACTCCGTAATTCTGTACCCTTAATTCAAGTGGTTCACCCTAACCACAATAGCATAATATCACCTTATAGCTGGGTCATCTATGCTTTTTTGACCCTATTCTAGTTCCTCGCCCAAGGCCACTAATAGCTTGCGCTCCACCTTGTCGCATACGCGTTGGATAGTGCTGTATCCGTAATTCAGATGCTTGGCAACATCTCGCATACTCATTAGGTTTTCAAAGTAGTAAGTTTCAATAATTGGCTTCGTCCACTCCGGCATATTATTAAGCGTATCTTCCACCGCCTGCTTCCACTTGATGCGGTTTGAGATATACGGGTCTTGCTCTTGCTTAATGTAATTGGCTTCAAGCGGGTTGCCAGCCCGCCCTCCGCCTTTAATGCTTGCGTTTATATCCGGCTCCCGGTATTCCATAGCCAGCTTGCGCTCTCTGATTTCCCGGTCATATCTCGGATAGTCGTTTAGTCGTTTCTTTGCTATCTTCATTGCTTACCTCGATTGCTTAGAATGGTAAATCGTCCGGGTTTACATCAATAGGGTGCCCTTCATACTGCATTTGGTTGTAAGCCTGTTGCTGGTACTGCTGTTGTGGCTGTTGTTGGCTATATGCTTGATTTACTCCGCCCTGCGCCTGCTGACCGTCTTTCTTAGGCTCTAACAGGTCAAAATCTCTAACATTGACTTCCGTAACGTATACTTTTTGGCCCTGCTGGTTCTCATAGTTCCTCGTCATGATGCTACCAACCACGCCTAATTGGTGTCCCTTGCGCGTGTAATTGGCTAGCGTCTCGGCGCCCTTACCCCAAATAACGCAATTTATAAAGTCCGCTTCTCGCTTTCCTTGTTGGTTCGTGAATGACCGGTTAACGGCCAGCGTAAATGACCCTACCGCCTTACCTGCTTGCATGTATCTTAATTCAATGTCGCGCGTTAAGCGCCCAACTAAACTTGCACTATTCATTATTTATCCCCTCTCATTCGTTTTAATTCGCTTTCTAGCGCATCAATTCTTTCGTGCGCAACAACCATTTGAGTAAGTGTTCTACCGATTATGTTTTCGTTGCCGTCAACCCTAGTGTTAGCAATCTTAATTTCACCTTTGAGAACTTCCAACTCACTTTCTAATTGCTCTGCTTTCATCATGTAATGCTTAAGGTAAAGTTTGCTGTTGATTCCCTGTATAAGAACAACTAAGCACCACATAAACAAAGCTAATGGTATCTGCAATAAAATTTTTTCCATGTTCCACCTCTACTTAAGTCTGTCTATCTTCTCTAGCGATTGATTAACCGCTTCTTGTTCTGCTTCCTGCTCTATCCGCTTGACATGAATAGCATTGCGCAAGCCCTCTAGTTGCTCGTCAGTCATTTTGAACCGCTCTGTTGGCCTATCTTTCTTGAGTTCCTCAATGTCCGCCTTAATCTTCTTTACAAGGGCGACACAAGCCACGATAGAGACAATTCCGGCTAGCGTTGTAATCATGCCTTTTTCCACCCTTTTACCTCCCCGGCCTTGGCTTCATATTCTTCTAACCGGCGCAATACCTCTTGCCCCTTCTTGAAGTCCTCTTTTCCGTTCTTGTCCGGATACCGTCTAAAGTACCGCTCGGCGGTTCCGTACATAAGGGCGCGGAAGGTCGCAAGGTCATAGCGGTTAAACCAGTCATCAAACAAATCACCTGACCCGCTATCATAATGACTCGGCTTGATTGTGCTAGTGCCGTCTGCGATTGATTGCGCAATTCTTCCGGCAAGCGTGTTCTCATGCGATAGTCGCAAGTCTACTACTCTACCACTCATTTCCTTTCCGTTTAAGAAAAACGTTGCCGGTGTTGTTTCTCTAACAATCTTCGGCTTAGGCAACTCCACCTTGATAGCTTTATTTTTAATCATTTCAAACCCTTCGTGTTCAGGGGTCATTGTCCAGAGCAAGGTTTTATCCCCTTTACCACATACAATAATCCCCTTTAAGCTAAAGCCATGCTCCCAAAAGCCACGCGCGTACATATTCTGTTGTGTAGGCAAGATTCCACTAAACCATTTCCAACCTCTTTTCTCTAACGCTCTCATAAGGTGTCTAAAGTGCGCTTCGCTTTTGCAATACCAATAATGATTTGTTGTTTCCATGTTCTTCTCCTTACCCCAACTTATCCAATTCATCAGGCCGGTACCCAACCCAAGGTGCCATGCCGTCCGCCACAACCACCGGCAAGCCATGGAAGCCCATTTGGTGCACCTCGTCTAACGCTCGCTGGTCTGTCGTCACATCTACTGATTGATACTCTAACTCCATGCGGTCTAGGTGCTTCTTCGTAAAATCGCACTGCATACAATTAGGTTTGCTGTAAACTTTAATCATAATTTCACCACTCCGTCATGTCGATTTCTGTTACTTCTTCGGTCAGTGTTTCCGTTTCGGTCGATAATCTAATTTGTAATGCGCCCTCCGCTTCCACGCTCTTAACAACTGCGACTGATACTAACCCAGCGCTATCGGGCAATGTAATAATAACCTTCTTCATGTTTAACACCCCTTTAGTTAGATAGATACTTGAGTAACGCCATGACGCCAAGCACCATAGCCAGCAATAAAAATAGTTGTGGTGCAAAAATCATTAGCACTGCCAAAATTAAGCACCCGCACCCGTTATTGTTTTTCATCATCTTCACCGCCTGTATTTGTCTTTATATGACTTTGCAAAACCTCCATGTCAAAGTCTTGTTCCTTAAATTTTTGCGCAAGTTCTTTGTTCAAGCCATGCCCAATCAATGTATGGATAAGCATATAATCGGAAAATGTAAATTCTTTTCCGGTTATATATTTAATCGCCTTTAATACACTCCCGCTAAAAGACCTAGACTTAACATCGGCACTTATACTTTCAAAAAAAGTTGTATATTGAGAAAGCCACACTAACAACTTCAAGCCAAAATCTTTTTTGTTCCTAACATCATTCAGCTGTATAAACACGTTATGTTTGTAAGAAAGCACCAACTCTCCATAGCTATTGATACCAGCGTCGTCAAACTTCCTCATTACCTTAAATACATATTTAGGTATCATCATTTTCCCCGCTCCCTAATCATCAAGCCAATTTTGATGCGCGCTTACCACTTCGTAATGAACTCCACTAACAACCAAGGAGCAAACGCTGTAATAGAAACCGCCGTTGCCATTGTCTGCTTCGCAATTAGCCGTTGCGATAATGTTTTGGTTATGCAAGAAGGTAACTTTCACTTTATTTGTGACTGTTTCATCGTGCATAAAGTTAGTAGTGGTATAACTTTCTTCTTCCTCTCGCTCCACGTTGGTAATGCCAGCGTCCAGTGTTACGCCGAAAAATTCTCCGCCAGCATGCGCGCAACAATCGTTGTCGCTTTCCTCAATAGTTAGCACTCGGCCGTCATCAAGCGTCAATGCTTCCTTTGTCCATTCCACGATACGGCGCCCAATAAGTGAGTTAACCAAGTCGTCCCATTTGCCATAATTGATACTACCGTGCATTTGCTTCCCCTCCATAAATCAGTTGTTCAATCGTCATATTTCCCATTTCCGCCACATGTCCGGCGTATTGTAGCAACGGCAACTGTTCGCCACGCTCTACGCGCAATACCGTTGTATGCTTGCACCCGATAACGTAAGCCATTTGTGCCGGCGTAAAGCCCTTAGACTCCCTGACCGCCCTGCACCGCTTGCCGATGCGTCTGCTGTTCAGTTGTTTCATGCTAGCCCCTCTTTCTGCGCTTGCGTGATTTTTCCAGTTCCAACTTCTCCACTTCCTCAAGGAAGGCACGGCCAACAACCGTTTCCCTTACGTTGCCCGTTTCGTTGTAAGCGTCCGTTAGCTGGTAGTTGTCGCCCCGTTTGGCATCGTCAATGACCCAGCCAAAGACTTTGAAGGGATTGCCACCTAGTCGCTTGTATACCTCCAGCATGTAATCTAGTAGGTAAACCTCGTGCTTGTGTATCAGTAGCTGTCTAATCGCCATTTTTGATAAATACCCCGTTTACTGTCTTGCCCTTACGTTGCGCTACCTCGTTATAGGCCAGTTCCCAGCACTCGTAAATATCTAGGCGCTCTGATAAGCAATAGTATTGTAATAACACCCAAATTTCCCTAAGGTCAATAACCGCTCTTTTTATATCTACATACAACGCATCAATGCTACCTATACGCAATATGATTTTTTGCAAGTAAACTTCGCTTTTGTATTTTAGAAATACACCTTTTGGTAAACGTCTATCAAACACTTCTCTTTCACCATCGAACGTATCAAACACATTCAAGCATCCTTCATCAGCATCGGATGCTGAAAACTCCCCTAGCACTCCATTCTCAACAAAAATAGCACGGGCAACGCCCATAACCACCAGCATATCCCCAATGCTGTCCTTTTGGACTTGACGCCATTTATCGCTTGGCCCCTTCTTAAGTTTCAGGTGCGCCCCGATTAGTTCGCCTGCTTCCTCTGCCAGCTTCAAAGCCTGCATTAAATGACTCCCAAGGTGCAACCCTCTTTCACGCGCCCATTCTTCAGTTTTGATAATCAGTTCTTCTTTCGTCATTGCCATTTTTTATACCTCCAAAATCTTGTCAAATTGCTGTTCGCGGATATAGTCCAGTCCGCCATGAATGTAGCCCAACTTATGTTTCTCTTGCCATGCTCTAGTTGCTTCTTCCAGCGATTCAGAGAAGCTAATTAAATCTATGCCAATGCTAGAAAATATATCTTTTGCCTTGCCGTACACCGGCTTAGAATAAGCGTTATTGACCGTGTGGGGCGAAACTTCTAAGCGGTCTGCTAGTTCCCTGCGCGTCATCATACCTTCTTTAGCCATAAAGCGCTCTATTCTTTGTTTGTTTATCTCTGCGTTTTTCTTGAATATGGCTTTGTATTCATCACTTGATTTGAAGCCAATACCCCCAATGTCGTTTTCACCCGAAAATATAACTTGTCCCAAGAAGCTAGCTTCTAAGTCATTTCCTGCCCTCAAAAGCCATATAAGCCGTTTCCAGCCTTCCGGCCAATCTCTAGCCCGCATGCGCTACCTCCTCCCACGATACAATCACACAATCAAAGGCGCCGTATCGCTTGCTTACTGTCAACTTGGACACCTGCGCATCATCTTTGTATAAAACGCCATTTAAGCCGTCCAAGATTGATTTAGTGTAATTATCCAAGTCAGGCCGTTTCGCGTTAAATAGGCCCAATTCTTGCGCTTCTCGGCGTCGTTTCTTGCTCCAGCTTACCGGTGGTGCTTTTATCACCTCGATAGTCAGTGCAAGTCCGCCTGTTAGTGGCTCTTTTACATACGGTCTAACCGTTTCTGCCACCAGCGTTTCATATTTTTTCGTTCTATCCGGCGTGAATACCCGGCCATAGTAACTAAGCCGTGGCCGTCCTTTGGGGATACAAGGCCCCATGATTGTTACTGCTCCTGCTGTCATGTCTGCTCCTTTACTTGATTAAGACTTCAACTATTTCTAGTTCTTCCCATGTGCCTTTGATGTTCTCGAGTCCTTTTTCTGCATCTTTTAGGCTCCTAAAGACCCTAGGTACACCTTTTAGTCCTTCTTCACCCATGTTAATAAGCGTTAATAAAAATATGTCTTCTCGGCAAACCTTAACCATGTAACCAGTTTCGCCCTTTTCCTTTTTAGGCATACCATTCACTCCCCGTGTAATAATTGTTCCGCCGGCATACCGCTTAGTTTTGCGATAAGCGCCAACTTAGTAAGCCGTGGTTCAGTCTCGCCCTGCTCCCACTTGCTAACTGTCTGCTTAGTTACGCCTATCGCCTTGGCCCATTGGCTCTGCGTCATGCTAGCCATAGTCCGGGCCACCTTAAGGCGTGTTCCTTTGTTCTCCATGTCTTATACTCCTTCTTTAGCAAACGGGTTATGATAACCACCACTTGGCGCCGTCTGCTCTTTGTATTGCTTGCCTAACCAGTCCGGCACCACTTCCGCCCGTGGCTGGTTATATCTTGCCTGCTGTTTAGGCTGTTCCTTGTCTTTCCTAGCCCAATTCCGGATAGTTGCATAGTGGCTTTTATAAACCTTGCCTGTGCTAGCGATATAGCTAGATAGCCGTTCTATTCTGTCGTCTAGGTCGCTATACTCTGCTTTTAGCTTCTCTAGTTCCTCGTCAGTCAATAGCACGTTGTTATACTCGCCGTGCTTATGTTTGACCTGCTTAACCTTTTTCTTAATTGGCTCTGTATCCACTTTGGATACAAGGGCGGGCGGTAAGCTGTCGTCAGACGGCTTATATATCTCTATATCTATCTCTTTCTCTATCTCTTTCTCTATCTCTACATTATCAATCGGTTTCCCAAGCGTTACTTGGTCGTTACAATGTAACGCTTTTCGTTGTCTGTGGCGTCTTACTCTCACTGCGTTTTCTGTCTCTGAACCTATCAATGAAGCCATATTCTGCATAGTCATTTCTTCTTCACTGTTCATTTCCACTAGACCTTTAGACCGCAAGTAAGCTAGTGTTACCTTTACGTTTTCCTCGTCCTCGTCCAGCTCTAGCGCAATCTCGCTAGCAAAATCTTCTTCTATGCCGTCAAAGTAAATCTTACCTTCATTCTTCAATGAAACTAGCAACATTTTTAAGTAAATGATTGTGTAGGTATCACCGCCTGCAATCTTCCTTAATCGCTTGATTTCTTTTTGGTTGAAAAAATCATCTTTCAGTTTCAGCCAGTAGTACCGCTTTGGCTTTCCTGTTGCCAATTCCCCTTCACTCCTATCTTTCTAAAGTCTTCCTCGCTTAAGCTAATCGGCACCAGCTTATACTTTTCCATGAAGGCTTCTAGTCCTATCATGTGCTGTTCAAAGTGGTACCGCCTACTAAGCGTCATTATGTGATGCTTAGTGTGGTCTACCTTGTTCCGGTTCCGCCCCATGCCCACCGCTTCAACGTGCGCCACCTCTGCGTTTGGCTCGCCTGTTATCATGCACTTACGATTGATTGCGTAATAGTACATGACCTTGCGGTAGTCCGTGGCTAGGTGCCAGTCTTGGTGCAAGAATGGTATCCCGTTATCGAAACAGAATTGAATTAAGTTTTCGATAAATCGCCCCGCCATTTCCATAGTGCAAGCCACTTGGCTTAAGCTAAATGTTTCTAGCCCCATAATTAGCCTGTGGTAGCTTTTTACAAGCTGTTCTATATACTCGGTAGGGTAGCCGGTATAATCGCTTATATCGCGTATCAGGGCGTAAATAAGGCCCTGTTGTTTCCGGCTTATCATTCGGCTATCCTGCCATACTAAATCAGCAACCGGATAGCCGTCCGATTTCTTTTCCAATTCGTGGAAGTCTACCGCGCTTTCTAATTCAAACACGGCTCTATTACCGCTAAGGTTTATCAACTTGCCTTCCACTATCTCAACTCCTAAATCACTTCAAAATAAACTCCAAGGTCATCAATTACCCGGCGCACTTCCATAAGCTGGGTGTGCGTGCCGGTCAGCTTAAGCGTGAAGGTCATTAACTCTTGGCTTGTTGGCTGTTCCGGTGTAGGCTCTGCCGTTGGTTCTTGTTCTTCTTGTTCCTGCTTCTCCTTGTGCTCGGCCATTCGGTCTAGCACTTCATTAACCGGCATACCAGCCTTTACCAGTTCCACCCATGGTGCGGACTCTGCGCCAATCATGCGTGCGCCTTGCTCCACGCTCTTAATGTCCGCTTCTAGTGCTTTCTCTGCTTCCTGCGCTTGTCGCACTAGGTCTTTAATGTCATCGATAATAACGGCGTCTTTGGCCGTCTTATTAAGCCATGACGCTTTCCATTCAATCGGATAGCCTTGGCCGTGTTCTTCTACTAGCTGGGCAACGTGTGCGCGTTTTGCTTCTTTCTCTGCTTCTTCTAGTTCCTTAATGCCTGCGTCAATGTCATTCTTTGGCACCTCTAAAATCGCCATTAAGTCCTTAATTTGCGACTTTAGCAAGTTGAAAGGTTCCATATAGGAGTTTTCCGCCTTGATACGGGCGTCGTTTAACTCCTTAATGTATTTGTTAAGTTCCGCCCGGGCGCTCTTGGCGTCCTTGTAAGTGTCCCCCGTGACAATTAGGCCACGGAAGCGCTCGGCTTGTGCTGTAACCGCGCCTGTCAGTTCTTCCAAGTTGGCAATCTTGATGCCGTCTTGGTCGTAACCAATGACCGGCACTAGGTTTTCGATTTTTGCAATTTCCATGTTTTTATCCTCCTATTTTGAAAACGGGTGTTTGTACCCTTGTTGTTGGCCTTGTGGCTTTGCCTGCGCTCTTGCTTGGCGCTGTTGTGCTACCTCGGCGTTAGGCTCTACCGGCTTCTTGTAATTCTGCGCTTCCTTTAAGATGCCTAGCACCGCACCAATCACCGCTTGCTGGTGTTGCGGAAACTCATTTGCTGGGTGTCCAACTCGTTGTGATACCCATTCGGTCACTTGCTCCATTGTAGCGCCCGTAATTTTAATTATGTTATTAGCGTACTTCTTATAGTCCGCCTTAAAGTCGCTCTCTGTCGGTTGCATATTAGCTGGCACTTGTTGTGTCGCGTGCTGTTGTTGCTTTTGGTACTCGTCCGTGTCCGCGTCCTTGTTATCATCAATAAGGAACAGCCCATTAAGCGCATATTTACGCGCATAACTTGATGCGGAACCGGTCAGCTGTGAGTCATCAACCTTTTTCTTTGTTAGCTGTTCACGCGCAAACGCCTTAACTGATATTGACCGTTCGCCGTCCGTGATAGTTGCGGTTGCCTTGATATAGTGCCAATCTCCTACCAACTCTAAATCATCACTCAAGTAAAGCGTCAGCCCAAAGCTAGCCAACACCGGCTTTAAGGCTTCTAGAATATCTTCCGCGCTTCTATATCTATAATCACCAAAGCTGTTATATTGGCCCTTGGGCGCTTTAAGCGCCTGTTGGGCCAGCAATAGCCGTTTCTCTAATGTCATGTTTTTATCGGTCATTATTCACACCTCTTTTTTCAAGAAAACGTTCAAAAAGTTTTTGCAATTCGTCTGCTGTTTCCTGTGGTTCCTCAACCTCGTTCCCGTCTAGGTCTTCAATCGAATATTGATAAGTCACCTTGACTACTCTGCCACCAAACGCTTTTGCTAACCGTTTAAGTTGCGATAGCGTGATAGGGTTGATTTCCTCGCCTTCCTTAACAAAGTGTTTTTGCGCCTGCTCCCAAGCGTCAGACCAAGATAATTCAGATGTAAGGGTGTTTTCTTTGTCGTTATGGTACCCCATTAAGAAGTTTCCTTTGTTCTCGATAACATATACTGTGCCTTTATTTTTCATTTTGATTTCCTCCTAAAATGTTGTTCAATCTTCCAATGTATAAAATTTATTCAGGTAGTCCTGCTCTTCGCCCTCGGCCACCAACCCGTTGATTCCCCGGCGGAAGTATCCACCTTCCGGCCAAAAGGTTTCGTTGTAGTCAACAACTTCACCTTCTACCTCTATCAGTGGCCCTATCGCTTCCCTTGCTTCTTCTTCCGGTACCCACTGACCGTCAAAGTCATAGTACCAACCGCCATAAATCGGCCGGCCCCGCCAATCTGTTGCAACCGCCTTTGGTTCCGGCGGTGTTGCTAACCATGCATCATAGTTACTTAACATAGCTTGCCCCTCCTTTCGTCAATTCTTCTAGCCGGGTCATGTCCGGCTTAGGGATATAGCAACCGTTAGGGCCATGTACTTCCGGCCAAGTGCAATAAGTTTGTTGGTTGCGTTCTGCTACCGCGTCCGCGTGGTCTATCCATGCTGTTAGGAACATGACCGATAGCGTGAACAGTGTAGCTACCACCGTGGCCCCAATGAAGACAAGCGATATTAGCAACATAATTTTTTCAGGAACGTTCTTTGTCATGCTGGTACCTCCTCGCCTAGCATAATCACTAGGCATTTACTTTCTAATTCTTCCGGCAAGGTAACTTTTGACGGGTCAAACTCCTTGCCGTTTCGGTCTATGTTTATTACCTTCATTAGTTAACCTCCATATGTAGCAATTGAGTTGTACCATTCCTGCCAATCAAAATACTCTAAACGCTCCCGGTGCCGTCTAGTCGCAGGGACACATACCGTGCCCCGGAAACCGTCCCGGTTCCGAACCCGTCCGGGCCATTTTGACCCGTGGCGTTGATTAGTTACGAACCAGCGCCGGCCGTCTTCCAATCGGCGCCCTTTTGTGTCTTTGATTTTCATTTTAATTCCTCCTGACTATCTTTTATTCCCCTAGGGTATATTTCAGATTAAAAAAATATATCCCTTTGACAATTCTTATTGTACTATACCCACAGGGTATAAGTCAATACCCAAAACCTATTTTTTTTGACTTTTGATAAATTTTAATTGATTTCCGTATTCCCTAGAGTAATAATAAGGGTGCAATACAAATCAAGGAGGTAATGCCAAATGTCAGTAGAAAATCAAGGTTATAGAATAGCCCAACTTAGAATAGCGCGGGGCATGTCACAAGTGGACTTAGCAAAAGCCATAGGCGTTGCCCAGCCAACAATAGCTAATTGGGAAAAAGGCGCCAAGCGTCCAGCAAGCGCCAAGCTAGCAAAGGTTGCTGAATACTTCAATGTCAGTACTGACTACTTACTAGGCACCAATAAAGAAAGTGAAGCGCCTGACCTTAAGGAAGTGCTAAAGGAAGGTCTAACTTACGGAGGTCAAGAGTTAGACGCTAGCGACTTAGCTATCATTGAAGATGTCATTAAGGGCATGTTAAAAAGAAAGGGGCACGATTTATAAGAATGACAGTAGATGAACATATTCAACATTTAATGGATACTTACGGCACCACTGACCCGTTTAAGTTGGCGGACTACTTGGGTATCATGATTGGATATGCAGACGGAACTAGCCCCCAATTTAAGGGCGTGTATTGCCCATATATCCAACCGGTCATAGTATTGGCGGAACGATACCGCGAAACGGCTTATAATGCTTTCTATTGCGCGCATGAGTTATACCACGCCATAGAACACGCGGACAATGTAGCCTACTACCACCACGCCACCGCTATTAAATGCAAGAAGGAAAGAGAAGCCAATCAGTTTGCTACTCGCCTGCTGGCCCAAGGATACCCTATTGAAGAAGGCACCACGGTTTATAGACTATGCACGGCCTGCGGTATCCCCCTAGAAATGAAAGACTACTTAAATAAGGAAGTGCTTAAATGAAGAAGCTACTATTATTGCTGTTGGCCTTGGCTATGCTGGTGCCAACTACCGCTTTTGCAAGTGACGACTTAACGCCTGAACAGTACAAGACCTTTTGGAGCAAGCTAGACGCGGTTATAACAGACGACGCTACTAAATCACAAGAAGCCTATGCTAAGTTGCTTAAATGGAAAGTAGGCAAGCCGGAAGTCCAAAACTTACCTGACGGTTCAAAAATCAATTACTACCCTGTTGGCGATAATTTTGGCGGTATATCTGCCTTTGATGATAACAAGGTTTCTGCCTATGGAATAAACAATGTAGAGAAGAACGGCATCATTGGCCTAGCTGACTTCTTCAAGTTTGATATGCCTGCTGACTTCCAAAAAGCGATAGACCACCCGGAAAAGATGCCTGATGCCACATTTGTTTTCAAAGGCGAAAAGTTAGGCTTTGGCTTGCACGTCAACGCTGATGCCGAAAAAGACAAGACCTATTTATATGATATTATCGTCTTTCGCGATTTAGACTTGTTCGACACCGTGCGCAAAGCGGTAGAGAACGAAAAGAATTAGCCGTGTAGGCTTTTTCTTTTGCGCATCATAAGAACATTAGTTCTATTGGAGGGATACAACATGGAAGATATAAAGAAGGTAGCCATATACACGCGTGTTAGTACCATTGAACAAGCGGAAGGCGGTTACTCATTAGACGAACAACAAAGCAAGCTAAAGGCCTATTGTGACCTGCGCGATTGGCATGTTTACAAGGTCTATACTGACGGCGGTTATAGCGGTAGCAATCTAGTAAGGCCGGCTATGTCCGCGCTCTTAGAAGATGCTAACGCCCGAAAATTTGACACGGTACTGGTATATAAGCTAGACCGCCTTTCGCGCTCTCAAAAGGACACGCTATATTTAATTGAAGATGTATTCAACCCGCTTAAAATCGACTTTGTTAGCCTGTCAGAAAACTTTGACACCAGCACCCCTTACGGCAAGGCCGGGCTGTCCATGGTGGCCGTATTTGCGCAACTGGAGCGCGAACAAATCAAGGAGCGTATGCAACTAGGTAAACTAGGCCGGGCCAAGTCCGGTAAGCCTATGAATTGGGCCATTAAGGCCTTTGGTTATGAATACAAGGAAGGTGCCTTGGAGATAGTGCCGTTTGAAGCGGATATTATCCGGGGCATGTATGAAGATTACAACGCTGGCATATCCTTGCACGGGCTAGTGATAAAATTGAATGAAGAAGGACACCTTGGCAAGTCTAAGCCATGGTCTTTTAACCCTGTCCGGCGCATACTGACTAACCCACTGTATGCCGGCATGGTGCCTTACAAAGGCGACACCTTCCCTGGCAACCATGAACCGATTATATCGCAAGCCCTCTTTGATTCTGTGCAGGCGCAGATTACTATCCGCCAAAGGACTAATGCAGAACGCTTTAACCCTCGCCCCTTCCAAGCCAAGTATATGGTAAGTGGTATTGCACGTTGTGGCATCTGTGGGGCACCTATGAGACTGGAAAGCCAAAACAAGAAGAAAGACGGCACCCGGACACAAAACTATCTATGTAGCTGTGCTCGCCGTGAGAAGTCTAAGCATATCCCCATGAAGGACTACGGCCCATGTAATAATATCCGGTTCAAGCGCCAAGACCTAGAAAACTTTGTACTAGGAGAAGTACAAAAACTAAAGACGCGCCCCGGCTTGCTTAAGAAGCTAGCGACTAAAAAGGACAAGCGGACTAATTTTGACAACTTGCAAGCGCAACTGGATAAAGCGCAATCGCAACTAGATAAACTGATAGATTTGTACCTTATGGACGAATTATCACGCGATAAGCTAGACGCTCGGCGTGATGCCCTGCTAAAAGAAAAAAGCGCCCTGCTCTCTAAGCTAGAGAAGCAAGACGCTGTTACGGTGGATATAACGCCGGTATCGGCTATCTTAGACGGGTTTAAGGATATAAGGTCATTGCCATATCAAAGGGCCTGCATCGTGGTTAAATCGTTGATTGAACGCGTGGAAGTTTCGCCTGACCTAATCAAAATAACGTGGCGTTTTGAAGTGTAG